GCCTTAGTAGTGGCATCAAGGTTAATTTGTTCAATCTTTTCAGCAAGTTGAGCATCAATGAGTGCAATGGTAGATGCTCTTAGTTGAGCATTAGTGATTGATGCCTTTGCATTAGCCGTTTCTATTTCTGCTTCTTTCTTAGCTTGGTCAATCTTATTCTGAGTTGATTCACCATTGGCTATCTCAAGTACCTTCAATCCATTTAACTCAGCCTTAAGCCTATCTTCAATTAACTTGTTGTTAAGTTCCCTTTGTTTGATTGCATTATCCCTTGCTTTATCTGCTGCATCTTGAGCATCTTGTGCTGCTTGTTTTGCATCCTCTGAATTTATAATACCTTTAGATGTGGCAGCAGCCTTGTTATTAGCTTGTAGAATTTTATTAATGTCAGCAGTTAATTGAGCAGTCAGGTTATCACTTATTGCTAATTGTGCTTTTGCAAATCTAAGAGCATCATCATACTTCTTTCTAACATTCTTATTTTCTATACCAGCTAACTTATCACTATCTTTTTGTGCATTGACTACTTGTTGACGTTGCTCTTCTGCTATCTTTTCTAATTTCAATCTCTCAACTATCAATGGTCTTATTTCAGCTATACTTTTCTTTGTACCCTCTCTTTCAATCTTATTTTTATCAGCAGCACTTTGTGTTAGCTTACCTTGAGATACCAATAGTTGTTCATCTAATTCAATTTGCTTATCTGCTAATTCCTTGATAGTAATCTTAGACTTAGCAAGTTCATCGTTAGCACTCTTTTGTGCATCTTCAAATCTCTTAGTAGCCTCTGAATTTCTTTGATATATTGTGTATAATGCACCTAATGCTAATACCAATAATCCAATACCAGTACCAGCTATTGCAACCTTTAACAAGTCAAGACTTTTCTTAGTTGCTAATGTAGCAACCGCAGCACCCTCTTCAGCCGTTGCTAATGTACCAACAGCACCAGCAGCAGCAGTAGTGGTAACTATCTTTTCTTTCATAAAGATATTCTGCAATGCTATCTTAGTAGCACCTTGACCAGTTACCAAATTTGCTATCTCTTGCAGACCAGTTAACAATGCTAATGCACCCTGAGTTCTTGCTATGGTCTTATTCAAGTCTTCACTATCTACACCAAAGGCAGCAGCAGCACCTTGAGCAACTGCAAAACCAGCAGCCAAACCTTTTACCGCACCAACCGCTGCATCGAACTTAAATGTATCGGATGCAAGTACCTTAACCCTTTCTTGTGTGTCTCCTATTTGGTCTTGTAGCTTACCAGCCTCAATAGATAACTTTTGGAATGCTTGTGTACCATCTTGACCAGCCGTCTCAAGTGCTGATAACTCTTCTTTCAATTCTCTTAGCCTACCTTTAAGTGACTGAGTTCTTTTTTCGGTTGTATCAGTACCCTTATTAGTATCTTGTAAAGTCTTTTGGTAATTTGCTAATGCCTCTTTTGCTTTTAGTGTTTCCGCTGCATTCTGTTTGATTTGACCACCTAATGTAATGGCAGCCTTACCGAACTTAATTGATTCACCAGTTAGCTTAGTTAGTGCATCACGATTCTTATTGATGTTAGCTATGTTGCTATTAAGTGCCTTAGATACTTCTTGTGAACTAAATGCAGCACTCATTGACTTACCCATTGCTTTATAAGCATCAGCACCTTCTTTAGCTGCTGCTTCAGCACTATCTCCTATCTGCTTATTGGCATTGATGATTGTATCTGTTACCGCCTTGAGTGATGCTGCTTGAGCCTCGTATTCAATTATAACTTTAGCCACGATTTTGAGATTTTATGAACGATTCAAATTTAGTAATAAATAAATCAACATCACTATTCATTAGTTGATTGTATGCTACCACATCACCCTCAACTATTGTCATTACTTGATTTTTAATTCTCGTGGTCGTTTCACTCGCTCTGGCTCTTGGACTGAATCTAAGTGGGTCAATGCTTTGATTAGGTTGCGTTGTGCTTCCACGTTGTACTCCCATAATTTCTGAAAGTCGCTTGGAGACATAGACATTAAGGGTATTAGCGGCTCTATACCCAGACGTGTAAAAAAATCGTGTGAACCCTCCTTGCACATCTTTTCAAACACTTCTAACTTTTCTTTATGGATATCATTGTTAATGATGGTAGGGTCTTCATCATCACGTATAATCCATGTAGCTGCGATGTTAAGCAGGATGTCACGATGTATAATGGTGTCTTGCCGTTCACGTATGATGTGAATATAGGTAGCAACTAAGGCTGCATTCTTAGGATTAGATAGACCAGCACTTAATGCTTTCTCCATACCTTCTAATATCAATTCCATCTCACTACCACTTATACCTGAACTAAGTCTCTCAAGTAATGCCATAGACATACTGAACCTTTCAAGTGGCATATTAGTCTCTTTCGGGAATTTAAGATAGTTGTATCCATCCTGAGTAAAGACCTTAACTAAGTTATAACTTGATTGTTTCTTATTCCACCTATTGTATCGATGCCACAACTTGCGAGGCATTAATCTTCTGAATAACTTCATCTATTGTGTTATTGCTAACCAACCTATCTAAGTTGGTTAAGGTTAGTATTGTAGTTCCTTGATTCTCTATGACCATCATTATAGCATTGACATTGACTAATACCTTGCAGTCTCCTAAGTCAATTGATGATAATTCTTGTAACTCTTCATCTTCAATATTCTTGTTGTATTCAATCAATGTTGATTGTAAGATGATAAAGTTAGCCATAGGTCACCAGTATTCATGTGGGCATTGTGCATCTTCTACTCGTGTCTTAGCTGGTAGGAAGCACCCACAAGCATTACAAAGGTTTAATCTCTTATACCTATGTTGGCAGTTGTTACATATTGCAGTTCGTTCACTACTTAGTTTCTTATTCTTTGAACTTGCAGTAAGGTAGTAATACCACCCTCTAATGATTGCAGATAGTTTACTCATTCTGTTAGGTTAACTATTGATGGTTCACTATCACTTACCGCAATACTAAAGTCAATGCAAGTATAGGTGTCTTCACCTATAGTCAAGTCTTGCCTTATGCCATTTGGTGTATCGGTTGTTATCCATAACGTATAACCTTGTAATGGGTCAATCAATACTCCTTCAATGGTAATGTTACCAAACTCATCACTAATGCTTACAAAGGTCTGAATGCGACCAGTAGCTTTGTATTGGATACAAACAAGGTAAGATGTATCAGGTTCAGCAACCCCGAATGTAAGACCAGTAGCACATACATCTACATAACTACCTGAATCGTAACAAGGTGAACAAATGCTCATAGGTATCTTTTTAAAATTGAATTTACAAAGTAACGGAAACAATCAAGAAAATCTGCTCTCTCTGATAAGTTTTTTCTGTTTGATTTAATGATACCACCATCACTATTACATTGTACTTGTTTAGCATCATAAACGAATCCTTTACACCTAACTGAGTTGACCTTTACATCAAGTCGTGTTAATGCGTTATTGCAATCTATTCGACTATTATAGTGGGTAGGGTTAGCTGGTATGATTATCTGACTATCTGCAAGGTGTAACCTTCTTTTGATTTGAGTATATGCTGAACTATTATCTCTTTGTTGAATACTCCTACCATTGCCCATTGCATCACCAGTTATCCTAAGTAGACCACGAGGTACATTAAGACTTTCAACATAATCACAGAATGCATCAATGCTACCTTTGTCTATGTTAATCTCACCAACTACTGAACACCCCTTAGTTGTATGTTGCTGGATTATTAATGCTGATAGTGGGTTGATGTTGAAATCGACTGAGATGAATACTGGTATGTTAGTATTGATGTTTAGTGAATCATCAATATGCCTATCATCATCCCACGCATAAAGGAATGGGTTAGATACATCATCCATTACATCCCAGTCACCTTCTACAAATCGTGCATACTGTATTGGTGGTAGTTCTTTAAGTGACTCTAAGTAGTCTTGACTTATGTATGGGTTATCTGTTATCCTTGAATTGATGTAAGACCACTTATCAGGTAGTGTGTTACTTCGCCACCTTTCATAGATTACTGACTTAACCCAGTTGTTAGCTGGATTACAAGTGGCAAGTAATACTATTGGTGGTTGACCTATTGCCTTATTCCAACTACCTATCCTTTCTTGCACCTTGTAGAAGGTTGCTTCTTGTAACTCATTCACTTCATCTAACCCAGCACCATTTACTTCTAACCCTCTGAACCTATTCAAGTCCTTATCATCATCATAACTCTCAGCCATAAAGATTAGTACACTACCATTAGTGAATGTAACTACATTGGTTTCCCTATTCCATGAACTAATGTATTGATTCAACCCATCGTTAAGTATTGAACTAAATGATGGAAAGGTAGTCCTCTTTAAATCGGGTAAGGTCTTACGAATGATTACCCATCTTGAACGTGGATAGAGTAAACAGAGTGATGATAAGGTTAGCAGTAACCAGTAAGTCTTACCACCTCGAATTGCCCCACCAAATACTATTACCTTCTTAACACCATTAACTGCAAGGTCGTATGCAGTTGTTTGACGTTTGGTTAACTTGAAACTCATTCATCCTTATCTCCTTCAGTCCTTATGATAATCAAAGGCTCAGTTGTGTACATTGTGCTTTCACCATTGTTTGCCCAAAGTTTTCTTTGTCTATTAGCTAACCAATGTTTAGCCGCTGGTGTATCAGGTGGTAACTCTTTTCTTAGTTGTACTATCTGACCATCTTTAGTTAGTGCCTCTTCAATGATGGTTAAACCTAATGCACGTTTATACATTGCCTTTGCCACTTTGCCATCTGCATTCTCTTTCCCTTGCGTTAACGACTCAAAAAACATTGGGTGTTCGGTTTTCCAATTGTTTAATGTTTGTTCAGTTATACCTAAGATGTTTGCCATTTGGCTATCTGATAAACCAAGAAGAGCCATTTCAAATACTTGGTCATTAAATGCCTCCTTGTACTTAGTTGGTCTACCTCCCTTGTTAGGTTCGTCTTGTGCTTCCATAACTACAAAGTTACATAACTATTTAATTTGTCAAGTGATATGAATTTCTGTAGTTCAAATCCTTGAGCCTTGAAGTTCATAGTGGTGCAATGTTCAATAAGATAGTCTTTAGGTATTAACCACCTACTTTGTTCGTCTACTATCTCTACTTTGTCAAAGGTAACACCATTTTCTATTAGGTAGTAGTTGATGCCATAAGAGTTATTGACTCTCATAAGATGCTTAGACCTTGACCTAATTAGTCTTAATGTCCTTGTTGCTTTATCTATCTGACCTATGGCTCTTTTCTTACCATCAGCAAGTAGCAATGATAGATTGATGATTGAATCTTTGTGAGAGGCAATTAATTTATTACCACTTGAATCTTCTATGGTGTGAGTCTTGTTCATAACTGGTAGGTATCAATTCGTTTCTTGACCATATCAATAAACTTATCCATCATAGCTGAATAGTAACTATTAAAGTCTTGGTAGCCTTCAGGGTTACGTTCAAACAATACATAGAGGCAAGACCTCAACCTTTGACTTGGTGTCTTAGAACCCATCTCCTCTGCATCTATCTTTATAGCCTTGAGTAGTTCCTCATCATTGTAGTTAAATGCCTCACCTTTGAATGCCATCACACCTACACCTGATGTCCACTGGTTGAATAACTCTGCTGCCTTTGCTGGTGAAAGTTCTTGTGTACCTATCACTACCTTTAAAGTTTTGTCTCTTCTTGTGGCTACTGATTCAATAGCACAAGGTATAAGTAGTAGGTTACTATCCATAAAACTCATTATAATAGTCTAATGATGCTTTTGGTGCATACCTTTCTGTTTCACTATCTTCTAACCCACATTCATAAGCACCCATTACTTCCATCTTATGCTGGGACTTTAACTCTTCATAGTTGGTATTGAGCCATTGGATAAAGTCATCAATGGTTAATTCATTTTGTCTCTCAAAGATTAATTCAATAGTTGATTGTTCAGCAGCCATAGTGTTCAGATTTAGTTGGTTTACTTGATTTGTATTCATTACTAACCTTATCAAGATACTGCTTGACCATTACCTTGATTAGTTCCTTATGCGATGTTGGTATGCGAAATGTGATGTTAATTGTACGTTCACCATACTTGAATGGGTGACCAGCACCAAGTCTCTTACCACCTCTGTTATCTTTTTTGATTTGTTCCATAGTCAACAAATATAGTTATTATATGATTATGTTTTACATTGTTTGTTAGTGCAATGTATCTTACCATGATAGACCTTTGCAAATTCGCACTTACCACTTCTTATCTCATAGTAAGTTAAATCACATTCAATTGACCACATCTGGCGAAATGGATAAGAGGTATTGAATAACTCTTCAAACTGGTCATAGGTTAGATTCATTTCATCTAACATAACAAATGGCTCACTAAGGTGCTTATTAAGGTAATTGCTATACTCAGAATGGAGTATCATCTGTTTCTTTATTCCAGTCATTGTCTGTATAATTTCTTAGGTCTTTAGCTGGTTTAGGCAAGTAACTACTACCAACATCGTGAGTAGTTACATCTGTAAAGTTGGTCATGTTAGGTGAATGTCTGAACTCAACTATACCAGTAGCACCTTGACGATGTTTCTCAAATAGGTAGAAGATGTGATTGGTGTATGGATTACCATCTTCATCATTTAAACCATAGTATGAAGGTCTCCAAACAAATGCTACTGAGTCAGCATCTTGCTCAAGTGAACCTGATTCTCTCAGGTCAGATAAGATTGGTTTCTTATCAGGTCTTTTCTCCACCTCACGACTAAGTTGAGCAAGTGCAATAATTGGTATGCCAAGTTCCTTTTGTGCTGCTTTGAGTGTTCTACTTATCTCAGCTACTTCAGCCTCTCTATTGCCACCTTTGAACCCTTCTATGGTCATTAGTTGCAAGTAGTCAATGATAGCCCACTTACACCTCCCTTTTCGATGCTCACGTTTCATTACCCTTATTGCCTCGTGAACACCACACCTTGCCTTATCGTAGATTAGAAATGGTTGTTTCTCTATGTTACCTATTACCTTTTCAAATGAATGCAATTCAGATTGACTTAGGTTACCATCTCTAAGACGTGATGAATGGATGGTGTCACCAGCATCTTGAAGTATTAACCTTTGACATAATTGGCTCTTATTCATTTCAAGGTTGAAGTAGATACCAGCCTCATTAGACTTCATACCATGAAATAGTGCTAATGCAGTCTTACCCATTGATGGTCTACCAGCTATGATTATAAACTCAGGATGAAAACCACCAGTAAACTTATTAAGTGACTTAAGACCAGTCTCAAGACCAGTAGTCTTACCTGATAGTGTTAATGCTGCCCTACGATAGTATGCCTCACGTTCATCATTGGTTAAGTCAGATAGATTAATAATATTATCTGAACTACTACCAGTATCAAGTAGGCTGGTCAATGACTTGATGATTGATGTAGCAGTAGTGAATCCATCAGTATTAGCAAGTCCTAATGATTGTTCAGTTACTATTGATGCTATTGAACGCTTGATGTGATTGTCTTTAAGTATAGCTATGTATTCATTGACTGGTTCATTATAGGTCAAGTTGTTTGACCATGTAACTATCTCAGATGTTTCTTTAGGAGTGAACTTATCAATGTCGTTTGATGTCATAAAGAAGTTGACAAGGTTAGGAGTAAGTCCTTTGTCAATCGTTTTCTTTATTACTTGGTAACATCGTGAGGTAAGCACCTCATTAAAGAGATGCTCACCTAATTGTGGCATTAGTTCTTGGTGGGTCTCACCAGTCATTAAGATACCTATAAGTGCTTGTTGTGGGTTAGTCATTGTACTCGAACTCTTTAATTAAATTAGGCATCTTATCTACTAATGTGATATTGTATTTACGTGCATAGTTCTTAGCTTTTCTTAAAGTGTCAAAACCTTTGATAGAATAAACCTCAGTAGAGTTAAAGAAGTCTAAGTAAATCATGTTACCAAATATTCTAATAGTTGCTTTTGTCATTGTGTTTGATTTAGTGAGTAAGTAAAATGGGTGGTTGTTAGCCACCCTTGATTTTTAGATTTTTCCGTTTGCTTTTGCCCATTCTAAACATTTGCTGCAAACATTTGATTCATCTTCTAAATAATTATTTTTAAATTCTAAAGATTTAACTGCGTGAGTTCCTTTTGAATTTCTGTAAAGATTTCTGCCACATTGCATTCTTGAAGGGTGTAATTTGTTATTACCAAGACTTGCGAATAAATGTACTTTGTAAGTAGCTGCCATAACGTTTGATTTTTTTAGTGAATTATTGATAGGCAAATATACATCTTATTTTGAATACGCAATACATTTATAAATTATTTTTAATTATTTTTTTTAAATCACATCGTCACCTACATAGTGTTGACCTTGTGATGAACGATTGAAGACTACTGGTGGTGACTTGACAAAGGTGTTAGTAGGTTGTTTTTCTCTTTGTTTCCATGCTACTAACCTTCTATGAGTATCCCAAGCCTTTTCATTAGTCAATCGCATCTTACCATTTGCTAAAGGTTCAGACCAATAAGAGTAAAATGCATTACAAGTATCCTTACCATACTTCTCTATTAGTGGTTTAATTTGATTAATAAGGTCTTTATTTGAATAAGACTTAAATGATGGTGCTTTAGCTATTTTAATAATATCATTATCACTTACACTATCATTATCACTATCACTATCACTATCGGCTTTTTTGGCTTTGAGTGGGTTATTAATTAACCCAGTGGGTTTTTGTGGGTTATCTTCTTTAGATGGTCTACCACCCTTAGAACCGTTCTCTCTATTACGAATTACTTTAGCATCGTACTTATCTAAGTCTCTAATCAATGATTGTTTAATAGGCTCAAATACTACTTGAAGTAATAGGTCATCAGGCTCATTGAAGTCACCATTAGCATAGTCAAGAATTAACTTGAGCAATCTACCAGCAGTTTCATCAGGTAACTTATCAATGGTGTGCTTCAAGTCACAATAGAGTAGAAATGATTTTTTCATATCAATAAAAAAAGCCGTACGAGGACTGCGGTAGAATCGACCTTGATTTTACTCTTAGTCTCGCAGTCACCATACGGCAACAAATTTTTACAATACACCCAAGATTCTACCTTTGAGTGGTGCTAAGTTAGTCAAATAATGTGATAGAATTAGATTCTTTTTTGAATCTATTATTAGCTTCTTGCAAGTTTAACTTAGCTTGTTTGAAGTATGAATCTTTCAACTCAATACCAATAGCCTTACGTCCTAAAGATACGGGACTGAATACCTCACTACCTACACCCATAAAAGGAGTTAGTACAACTTCATTAGGGTTAGAGTATAATTCAACTATCCTATCAATAATATCTAATTGAAGTGGGTGTACGTGCTTTTCATCATCATCCTCCCTTGAGTCTTTAAATGGTAGCACATTATCATTTCTAATGTCATCCCATACACTTGATGCGTAACGCTGCCAAATTATTTGACTTAGTTTATTTGTCAAATGGTTTTGACCATCGTTATTATTATTTTTATATTTTTCAAGTATATGCTCCCACTTACCATATTTTTTTTCCATAGCTGGTAGTAATGGAGTTTCACCATGATAAATTTTAAATCCATTAGGATTAGTTACTTTGACTTGATTTTCACCAATCTTTTTAAATACTAATAAGTAATCAGGAATTGCAGTAAAACACATTGTAGAATCTTCTGCAATATTTTTATGCATTAAACTTCTTACCATAGTTCTCATTCTAACTTCTAATGGCTCTTTCCAAATAGTAATCCTATTATGTAAATTAAAACCATATTTCTTATGAAGTTTAATTATTTCATGTGGAAAGTCATAAAGAATATGAGCAGTTGTATCTGTTAATATATCCTGACAATGCACCACATTTATTCTACCTGATTTAGTAACACGTGCCATTTCTTTAATTAAAAATTCATATTGATTCATAAACTCTTCTTTAGAATTGCAGTTACTAAAGTCTTTCTCAGAACTTGAGTAGTTATATAATCCAGCAAATGGAGGACTATATACACTTAGGTCAATTGATTCATCTTCTAATGTTGTTATTACGTCCATGCAGTCTCCATTATAGATTGCGTATTTGTCAGTAATAATTTGGTCTTTTACTTTGTTCATAGTTATTAAAATTTAGGTTTGATTATTTCTTTTGTAAATTCTTTTTTAGATAAATCAACCACACCATTAATATTAGTTTGGATTAATTTATTAAATTCTATTGCCTTATTTGTTTTGTATAGCAATGTATCAATTACTCTTTTTTGACCATCTGATAATACTAAGTCAACCGTAACATCATTCTTTTGACCAAATCTCCAAAATCTTCTTATTGATTGATAATACTGCTCATAAGACCATGTAGGAAAATATACCGTATGGTTACAATGCTGCCAGTTTAAACCAAATGAAGTTATCTTAGGTTTGGTTATAATTCTTTTAATATTACCATTTGCAAAGTTCATTAATATATCTTCTTTCTTTTCTATTGTCATGCCTCCTTTTAGCTGAACGGCATCTTTATCTAATTCATCTAATAAATCACCCTCATCATTAAAATTACACCAATATACTGAGGTCTTATCTTTAGTTAATTCTACAGCCTTTTCACATCTTTCTTTAAATGTATTTTTTTGCTCTTCCCTAACTTCACTCATTGTTTTTGCTATTCCATTAAATAACATTATTTGACCATTTATAACCCAGTTTTTTTCATTCTTTACATATACCTTATTTTCAATTAAATTAGGTAATTTATATTTTTCATCTGAGAATCCTAAGTCAGATGGTTGTTTTATAGATATTGACCATTGATTAACCCAACTAAAAAACTCATTCTTAGCATGTGGTTTTAAATACCATTTAGTACCAATATCTTGAGGTCTTACATTATTTTCATTATTAGCAAAGAACTTAGTTAGCATATCCATATAAGGAAAATATCCTAATGCTTCACTACTTGTACCAAATTCAATATAATCATTAGGTGCTGGTGTTGCTGTAGATAAGAATCTGTAAGGAATCTTTTTTACAAATGATGTTATTTGCCATTTAATTTTACCATCAAAGTTTTTTAAGATTGAACTTTCATCTAATATAACACCAACAAAATCATTAGAATCAAAATAGTGTAGCCTTTCATAATTACAGATAACTATCTTTTTAGTATGCTTACCATCTTTTGAATATTCAATATCATCAATGCCTAACTTTTCTGCTTCTAAAATAAATTGAAATGCTACTGCTAATGGTGTTAAGATTAATACTTTCTTATTTGTTTCTCTTATAATGTTATTGGCAATTGATAATTGAATTAATGTTTTACCTAACCCAGTATCAGCGAATATTGCTATTCTACCTTTTTTAATTGCTTTCTCAATAATAAACTTTTGAAAGTCAAATGCAATGTCAGGAATATAATTTGCATCAAATCCAAAATTACCTATTGAATGTTTCTTTTGTTCTAAAAATTTTTCGTACTCGTTCATAGTAGTTTGTTTTTTTGTAAGTTAAAAAAAGTGGGCAGTTCAATTAGTTCCCTAAATCATTTGTATTTCTAACAACCGCCCACCCCATTGACATCGTGTCAATTTTTTTATTGATTTAAATATGATTCAATCACTTTAATTGTTTCGTCTACACCAGTAGAAAATAGTGCAGCATAACCAACTTCATTTAATGCCTTCAATACTTCTGCTTGTCTCTCTGTATGCTCATTGGCTTTCAATGTACCATCTTTCTTAAATGGGTTTGCTTTGTCAGTTTTGATTTCTATGAATAGACCAGCAAAGTTACCTTTAGGTATAGCTATAAACAAATCAGGGTAACCTTTGATTGGATTTTGCGCTCTATGTTTATTTGCCATATAAGGACTTAGATAGAGACCAGCAGCAAAGTCAAATCTGAATATTACCTTTGGGTGCTTGAGTGTTAGATACCTTGCTATTACCTTGTAGATTTCTGCTTCTTGACTCATGTAAGTACAATTTATAATTATGAATGATTTGCTCTCTTGAATTGGTTGCAAGGTAGTTATAGTAATCTAATTCATAAACTGGCTGCCATTCGTATCTATAACTTCTTGGTGACTTATATTCTAAGTCTTTAAGTGAATTATAGATGTTGACCTTAGGTGCATTATTTTTTAATTCTACACCAGTCATTTGAGCCATCTTATCCTGAATCATCAATGTAAGTCTATGGTTGTTTAATCCAAGATAGTTAGCTATTTGGTGTGATGGCAGTTCGCCATTGCACATAAAGTATCTACTAACTGCAATAAGGTATCTTTCCTCAATTACCTTAAATCTCATGTCCTTATCTTTAAGGTATTCGATGTGTGCTATTAGTTCATGGTTCATGGCTTCTTATATTTTGCATTATAATATTCTTTGCCATTGCTATAATTCTCAAGAATGAATCCATTTTTACCTATTAGAAATGCATCATTCCAAGCAGATGTAATTTGATTCTGTTCAATGTCTAAGTAGCTTTCTATGACTTCAATTACTTCTGGACATTCTTTATTCAATTTATAGTGTGAATTAAGAAGTCTAAGTATGATTTCTATTGCAGTTTCATTTTTCATAGTTACGATTTATAAGATGAATTAAAATGTGATTTAAGTTGGTCAATGTTTTGGTCAAGGTATCCAGTAATTAATTTACGTGCTTCTAATATTTCTTGGTCTGAATGCCTATACACTAAGATAGTATCTGAGTTACTACCTAACCTTTTAGACCTTGATGTTACACCAATGTAAAAGAAGTTCTTAGGGTCTATTCCAGCTATAAGGCTATACCATACTGCTTGAATGTGATTGTAGTGCTTGACCATGTCAGAGGCAAACACATCTAAGGTTCTTGCTGATGTGGTCTTAATGTCTGCTATCACATTAAGTTGTGAATTGTAAATGTCAAACATTGCTTTACCTTCTATGGTATGTCTACCTACTTGCACCTCTTTTATCATTGGATGCTCATTAATTGCACCATTCATAATCCTTGATGCTACTGGGTGCTTGGCTATTGCCTTATGTACATTGTATGCCTCAAGGTTCATCTGTTCAGGTTTCAAATCAAGTAGTTGATGATGTAGGCTAACACCTAACTCTAAGGCTACCTTTGCATAACTGATGTCTCCAGTATAGTGTTTCTTGATTCGTGAGCAAGATAGTGCTGGAAAATAAACGAATTGGTCACGTGTCATAACTTATCTTATTACTTGAGTTTTATGTTCGTAAATTTCAATACCATCAATCTTAACCACACCGCACTTTTCCATAGCCTTTGCAAGTGGTGTGAGCAAGTCTTGGTAGTCTATACATTCAGCAGCAAATAACACATTAAGTACCATTGACCAGTTCACTTCACCATTGATTCTTGCTTTCTTAGTTACTCTAATGTTCTTAGGTTGCTCAGTATTGATGCTAACTGCTTGGTCAACAAAGTAACCAGCTAAAGTATTGAATACATCAAAGGGTGCATCTTCTAATGCTTTCTCAGATTCAATCCTTAGTTTCTCATTTGCCTCACGTTGTACCCTTTCTAACTCTTCATTGTAGGCTAACATCTTACTCTTAGCAGATTCAATGTACTTCTTTAGTGGCTCAACTGCTTCTTTCTCCACGTCCATGATTTGCTTCTTGTATGCATCAAGTGGTGATGTAATAGCCTTACGACTCGTTTCAATTGATTTAAGGACTTGATTTGCTAATTTGATAGTATGCTCAGTAATGTCGTAAGATAGTTTGTCTTCAACCTTAGATGGTGCATCATTGATTAGTTGTTGAGCCTTCAGATTATTAGGGTCATTAATGACTTGGTATAGCGAATCTATTTTTAATGTCAGTTCTGCTTTCATAGTAAAGGGGTTTTTAAAGGGGGCATTATTTACCCCCTTATTAATTAATTAAAATGGTAATTTAGTTGGGTCTTCTGAGTCACCTTGCATCCATTCAAAGTCACTTGGGTTAACTGGTTTCTCTACTTCAAAGGTTTGTGGTAAGTTGCTAACTGAATACTTAGCATCATTCATTTGAGATTCCATGTAAGCAATAAATTCATCACTCAACTTAATCTTATCTTGTACAAACTCAGGTAACTTTCTGAATGCATCCATATCAGGTTGCTGAGTTGAGAATACAAGTTGTGGATTAACTGCTGGTGGACATACCATACCCTTAGGAACTGGTGTTATTGTTTGAATGTTGGCAAAGGTCTTATCACCGCTTTGTTTATGAATGATGTTAACCATGCACTCCTTACCAAGTAGATTGAAGATGTTAAATGACTTAGCCTCATTATCTGTTAATGTCTTGCCCATCATTGAATGCACATCTTTTCTTAGGGTGCTTTTCTCGTGCATTGATAAGGTATACATATTACGTGCGTAAAATGGCTGCTCACCTTTCTCAGGGTCAAAGACTGCCGTTTCTAATGGTAGTTCAAATAATACTTGAACCTTTCTTTTCTTACCGCCAAACTGACCAGTTTGTTCAGTTGTACCTAAGTCAATGATTTGATAGATACGTGCAAGATGCATTCCTACTGGTGCTATCTTATTTGAATAGTTTGATTCGCCTCCTACTGGAGCATTTAAAGTTGGTAACATAATTGATTTGGATTTATTGATTAAAAATTAAAGTGATTTAAACATGATGTGTGATGCCTCTTCTAACTTAGCCATTGCCTTATCGAATGCCTCTACATACTCTTCTGTAGATACTGCAATATAGTCACGATAGATAAGAGGTACATTGTGATACTCTTCTTTGTGGAATTGCCTTGCCATTACAGCACAATTAGAATCGCATCGAGTAAAGATACCGCTATAGCATCCTTCAGTTACAATTGAAATCATTGAACCGTTTAAATGGTCATAGTGAAAGTAGGTGTTACCTTCTGCAAGTTTGAAAATAGTTGATGTGTTCATTGTGATTGATTTAGTGATTGATTAGAAAATTAGAAATGAAAAAAGTAGGGAGGTCTGAGCCTCCCTGATTGGTTAAAAATCTATTTCGTTATCAATTAATGATTTCTCAATAGTTTCAATTCTTTGTTGTAGAATAAATAATTTAATTTCAATAAATGATTCAAACTCTTGCATCGTTTCATTTGACATTTCAGATTTTTTATTTCTGTTATCCCAAATAGACCTTTGAATAATCAAATCTTGGTTTGCAATTTTCAAATCTGAGATTAATGTTTCTCTGTGGTTTTTATTAAGTTTCATAATGTTTGATTTAGTGAGTGAGTAAATATTTGTGATTGATTGGTAGGGCAAATGTAGAACTATATTTTGATTCTGCAATACTTCTATCAAAATAAACACGATTATTTTTAGTTACAATTCGTAACTGACTGATTTATAGATAGATAACTTTACTATTATTTTATTTGGCTACTCAATCCAATACCCAATAACACACCAACACCTACCTTAAATGCAGTTGATTGATACCACTTAGGTTCTTTCTTGACATAGATATTAGATAGGTTAGTGATTGACATAGTAGGATTATCAATGTGTAACCTAACTACACTATCTGTTTTTCTCAGTAACCTATTAATAAGACCATCTCTTAAAGTATCTCCTACGGAATAGGTCAAAGTACCACTTGATACAATTGAGTCTATTAGAAGCACTCCTAACGTGTCAATCTTACCATCAATAGAATACCACTCACTATAATCTGAGAACTCAACTGGTAACTTAATGTAACTGGTTGAATCAATTGTGATAGGTTCAGCAAGTTGAATCTTAGTTTCTACCTTAGTCTTATACTTAATCTTAACCACCTCTTTAGGATTACGAATAGCAAGTAACTTAATTGCCATATCCCTTGAATCAATCTCACTTTGATAGTTTACCGCTTGACTTATCAACTTACTTGAATCTGCCAAGTGTTGCACCTTATAATTTTGCACCTCTTCTTTCATCTTACGATAGTCAATAGTTAACTGACCATTCATTCCACAAGTATGAATGAAGATAAGCAGCATAATAATACTACCTACAATCATTAACACCTTATCAATTGAGTCAAATTTACTTTGTTGCATAACCACCAATTAACTTAATAAACTTTTCCCATTGTAATTCAAAGCATGACTTATCTCTTAGGTTACTTCTTAGTACATTCTTAGCTACATAGATTGGCATTTCTCTCTCAGTCACATAGTGCTTAACTACATTAAGCAATCTTTCATCTGCTTCGTCTTCGTCCATTGGTAGCATACATTCTCTCATAGCTGCCTTGTTGCTTTCTTAACCAATAAATGAACTGCTATATCTAACCTCTTCATTGAATCATCTACCATCTTCAATAGTTCAGTCTGTTCAGCATCATCCATCTTACCATCTTTGTCAAGTAACAACTTAACCACACCAGCTACTGAGGTCAAAGGCTGCCTTAATTCGTGGCTTAACATAAACCTAAACTCTTCTAATAACTGCTTTTGTTTCTCATGTTCGTGAGATGTGATGCTGGTGACATCAGTTATTTGAAAACCAATAAAGTGAAGTGAACCAAGTATTGCGTAGCAGTTCCACAAGTTCCATCTTAACCCACTATTTTTCTGTTTGGTTCGTGCGTATATTCTAACTGGGTTAGGTGTTAACTCAATGGCTCTCTTAACAGATGCTACATAATCATCTAACTCAGTATCATCTGAGATTATATCACTTACCTTTTTAGGTTTAATGTGGCTGGAATACTCTTTGAATAAATCATTTGAGCGCAATATCTGACCTTCATAGTCAGCAACTACATAGAGTAGGTCAATTGAATTAGCTAAGATATAGCGTGTAGACATCTCTATGCACGAAGTATCTTATTAATCTTACTTATCATTTCTGCCCAAATAAAAACACTACGATATAGCCATATAGAAGTAGCTAATAACATTAACATCATTACAATTGAGTTCGATAAGTCACTATATAAGTAGTCTTGAACCATCTTATTTTCACATTTTTGTATAGAATAAGGTTTTAATTCAAACTTCTCACCCTTAATTAACCACTTAGCATCACAAGGTTTAATAGTATCCGATGCTCTCAATGGTATAGATAGTGATGGTTCAACTTCTACCTCAACAATTGGCTCAAATTTAGTTAATTTTTGGTCAACATATAGTGTTTCACCCCATTGATTATGGTAGAGATACATAGAAGTGTCTCCCATGTAGTGATTTATAAATGTAAATGGTTCAGGTTTTTTGATTTCCTTACGAATAACTACATAGGTAGTATCATAAGTAATCTTAGAAATGGATTGAGTAGTATCTTTTACACCATCAGTCATTGTTACCCCCTTTCTCAGATGGTTTCCATACCCATTTTAAGGTCACAACCGCACCAATGATATAGGCGAATGACTCTTTGTCTATCTTCTTAGTAAAGAATAGCCAAAAACCAACCACAGATATTAGTGAGCCTATAGTCAAGTGCCAGTACACCATAAGTAAGTCAGCTATTTGTTTGAATTTCTTAGGGTCGATAGCCATATTCACTATACGACCACCTTGAAATAAAGTTCTGCTTCTTTCGCCCTTCTTTTTACCAAACCTTTCAATACTTTACCACCTCCTTTATTCCATTTAGCGAACTCTAAGGCTATGTTAGGGTCATTAGGGTTACTAAGTACCTTTTTAAGCAAGGTAGATGAACCTAATGCACCTAATCCACAATTAAAGGCAAATGATACAAGTGCATCAAACTGATATTGGGTTAACTTAACTGACTTAGTGTACTTAGATACGTATATGTCAAAGTCTTTAAGGGTTGCTATGAGTAATACTTCTGCTTCATCCTTATCTCTTAGCACATCTCCCATCTTGACATTAGATTTATCAGGATAGAAGGTGCTTCCGTAGCCAATTGTAGCAACACCAGCACTACACTTATAGGCATTGAGCCTAAGTCCTTCAAATTCTTTGACCAATTGAATACCAGTCTTAGATATATTCATATTTTAAAGTTTATCAGTCGGATGCCGCTATCACTTGATTTCATATTGCAGCATTACGTATAAGTATTGATAATTAATTCCAGTTGTTGCTGATGAAACGGCAATAACAATTTTATTAGTCGCAACATCAGCACTAA